GTTTTGTATTTCTTGTCTTCTTTCTTTTACAAGTTTACCAATTTCAGATAGTGCCTTTCTTGCTCTTGTAGCGGCAGATTTATTTTGAACTTCAGTCCATTTTTCATTTTCTGTCAAGTATGTCTGAAAGAAAGAGATTAAAAGTTCGTGATTATTCATTGTTTTGCTCCTTTTTTATTAAACAATTTACACAACACCAGAAGAGGCGTTTTCTGGTGAAGCGAGTGTATTAGAACCTATATATGTTGCCGAACCAGAAGCACTTGCAGCTATCGATGCAGCAGAGCTTAAAATCATTGATCCGGAAGATGTCATAGCATATGACGATCCTGCTGTTATTGCCATAGTTGCTCCTGCTGTTATTGTCATTGTTTGACCCGAATTCAATGTCATTCCTAGTCCTGAACTGATGTTAACAGTTGTTCCGGCTGTCATTGTTATTGCTTGACCAGATTTTATTGTTGTATTTTGTACCGTGTCAATCAATGTGTTTTTTCCCGTTTTAAATGTTGTATTACCCTTTGTGTCTAATATGGTATCTTTTTCCACTCTTCCATAAAAATTTCCCTTAACTAGCATTTCGACATCTTGATCCACGGTTATAAGAGCTTTACCTTTAACATAGATATTATCATCTTTGAGTACAATTGTGTATTGATGACCAACAATTTTTAACAGTTTATCTCCTTCTTTTGATATTTCATCGAATGTTCCAGCTGGATGATATTCTGTTCTTCTTGCACCTTCTGTTCCACCGATGTTTACAATTTCTATAATATGCCCTGATTCTGTTCCAATCGTTTGAACAAAAGGATATTTACCTTTGCCTTCACCCTCGTCTTCTGGTTCCGGTGGCTCTTCCCATTTCGATTGATATGATTCTACCTCTTCGATTCTATCATTGTCTCTGTCTGCATGATGTTTCGACCAGTAGTCATTGTATTTTCCATGCAAAGCACCTCCACCTTCGAATCCAGTCTGAGCATCTCGTTCTTCAACTCGCGACTCCCTTGGCAACTCGGACTCGCCAATCAAAGCGGCAATGAGAGACGTTGGTTCGAACTCCCTACCCTTTTCTTTATCTTCAGGCCACTTAGAATTGATGTTGACAGCACTATATGGTTTCTCTGCTGGATTACCGTGCGATTCATCATTCTGCGGATCAAAACGATTGTATCCGGGTATAATGCCCATTACCATTGGTCTTTGTGCTTTTTCACCATCCGCAAAGAATCCGAAGACCCATGTACCAAGCGTCAAACCTGAAGCTGAGGCTGGCTTCATAGTCACTGGTTGTATTGTTGTTGCCCATGGTAGGGATTCTGTTGGCGTACCGTCTTCATCAGAATCATTGAAAGAATGCCATCCAAAACATCTGACTCTTACTCGGCCGAGAAACAAAGGATCGTTTCTGTCTTCTACAACACCGATAAACCAGAGAAAATTTTTGCCAAGATATTCCATAATTATCCGTCTTCGTCAAATGGTGGGTCAGATACCGGGTCTCTTTGAAAAGACTCGGAAGCACATTCAAACGTCATGGTAAATGAAGTGTTCAAAATGTTGAATGTATATTTTATTGCTGTTACTAAAAACCATGGTTTAGGACCACCCGTCAGTTGGCCAAAGTGCAATAAACCCTCGGTTGGGTTGGCCGAAACGATAGGTTCATTTTGAGGAATATCTATCGAAACCATGTTACCGGCTCTCAAATCAACCGCGCCTGGGGCTTGCACCGTCAAAGTGTATTGATTCAATTGCGACAACAGAATAAGACTACCGGGAATCAATTTGTGTCTTTCTCTTGGCCAGTATTTGTGGTTATCAGAACCTAATCCATCGTACGGGCTAGACGGTGTAATTCTTCCGTCCAATTCTTTGTTCTCTACACTGTTATTGAAATCAGTAATCACAAATCTGGAGTGAGCGTTTTTTCTTCTATCCTTGTACAGCGTTTGTGCTGTCAATTGTTTCATTGCTGGTGTTCTCAGTTCTTTTCTGACCGTATCAAAATCTTCATAATAATTCCAGTCATACTCATGATATATCTTCATAACGGGGTCAATACATTTCAACGTGTTACCATAGAATCCCTGAATGTGTCCTTTTAATATATCAAATGTTTTTCCAAAAGCTAACGCTTCAATGGATTGATATCTGTTTTCTGTGGTTCCTGATGCCTCTTCGGTATCAACACGGCCAGCTTCTGTATCGGCTGCGTGTTGAGCTTTCAATGCAAAAACATGCATTGGTTCTTTTGGAGCTTCTTTCAATAGTGAATTTAACGTTTTGAACTTATATTTCTTTTGATCTTCTGGAAGTTTGTGAAGTCTGTAAAAGAGATAGTAAGACGAATCCATGTATTTTTCATGGATTGATTCCCTAGCTAAAAGATTTATTGCTTCAGTAGGACTATTTTTTGTCGGTGTGAAAGTCAATTCGTTCAGTGTTTGTTCCATTTCCAAATCACTACCGGGATTGCCTAGGCCTCCCTTTTCGAAAATATCACTTACAATACCCGAAACTTTTGTTCCTGTATAAGCCTTAGATACACCCTCATCTATTCTATCTGATATGAATTCTTGACTAACGCCATACACAACATACATATCAACACGTTCTTTTATTCTAGTTCTATCCGATACTTTATAGATTTTAAAAGTTTCTGTAAGTGTTGGAGCATCTTCACTATCTCTTATCTGAATTTGTACTGTTTCATCACCGACCATGGGAAATCTTTCTAAAATACCCTGGCCATCAAGAAAGGTCATTTCTAAAAAGATTGCACTGTTAAATATATCTTCAAAAATACTAAATTCTGAACATAATTCATGAGCTCTTAAAGTTTTACCAAAAGCGTTGGTAATAATAACTTCCAGCAAAGAAAATGCTGATGGTTTATAACCTATGGTACTTTGAGAACCTGCCATTTTAAAATTCCATAATTTAATTCACAGAAGGAAGACTTTGTAATTCTGATTCCATTTGTCTCAAAAAACTGCTTTGATATCTTTTATCAAGAAGTTTAATTTGACTTTTTACATTGTTTTTATTGACTTCGTACGTATAATATGTCACTTTTCTCTTTTCGCTCGCCAATAACGAAACATCATCATAAGTTGTTTTATCTATAATGACCGTTCTTTCTGGAACAACGGTACCATCGAACAATCTCTCTTGTGGTTGAAGAATTCTTTCGTAATGATGTATCGCACTATCATCACTTTCGTTTGTTGCCGCAGATAAACTTCCATACTTTTTTATCACATAACGTTTTAGTTGTTGAGAAGACATAGGCCAGTCCCACTGAGGATCAATAATGTTGTTTATTAAAAATATTAACCAGTCTTTCGTTGGTGAACCATAGTATTTGTCAGCAACAATATCCGGACGCTCACCGTCTTGAACTGTATAATCGTAGTACAGTGCCGTCTTGCTTTGAATTATATCTAATAATTTGAACCGCAAAGCAATATTTTTAATGATAACTGGCTTGCCGTTCTTTTCAATGTCGTAAAATATTTTAGGAAATCTTTTGAAATAGTACATATGTTTCTCTTTAGTACAACGTTTTTTCTTGTATGGTATTTTTTGTCACAATAACATTTTCTAAGAACGCCATTTCTATCTGCACAGCAAACGGTGCGTTGTCGTTAAATACAAAAGTTTTACCAGCCTGTGAGTAATTTACAGTAAATGATTCTAATACCGAAGGTCCTATCTTGAAATCAAATTGTTCTTCTAGGCCGGTTGTTATTTGGAACTGATCAGGATAGTCAAAGAAATATCCACCTTCTAGAAGATTGGGATGCATAGCGTTTTTGAATATTTTTATTATTTCTTTAATGGATGAAGCCTCACTAGCGCTACGAGGAATTAATCTATATGAAAATGAATGTTTTCTAAATGGTACACCGTTGAACAAGTTAGCCAGAATGGGGTTTTTTGCTAGATTAGCGCCCGCTAAACCAGCGCCCACAGCTTCAGACGCAAGTCCGGACAATAAATCTAGACCGACATAAGCTGCTCCAGCAACAGCCTGATCAGCGCCGCCCGCTTTAACTTTTGTGGAAAGTTCTTCAGCAAAAGAGTTGAAACCACCACCACCTTCCGCAATAGCACCTCTAGCTGCAGAACCAACGGCCATAGCTGTTTGGCCAATTGCTCCTATTCCAGCCGACTCGTACGTGGCGTTATAACCCGTAGCTAATTGATCGGGTAATGGCAATTCAACATCTCCTGCTGAACCTTCTTTAGGACTACCCGTTTTTACGTCTTGTGACGAATTTACTACCGTAAACGTAATAGCGTTGCCATACGTTTCTAAGTCTGAAGGAAATCTCGCCATCTATATACCTTATAAATAATTGAAAAATTCTCTGTTTATTTATAATGACTTACAAAGGCAAGTATCAACCAAAAAATCCTAAAAAATATCTAGGCGATTCATCTAACATAGTGTATCGTTCTGGTTGGGAATTACAGTGTATGAATTACTTTGATAGAAATGAAAATATTATTGAATGGGGATCTGAAGAGATTGTAATACCTTACAGATCACCAATAGACGGAAGGATACATCGTTATTTTACTGATTTTATTATCAGGGCAAGAACAAAAAGTGGAAAAATAGAAACAACAATAATAGAAGTAAAACCACATTCACAAACAAAGCCTCCGGAAGTCAAAAAAAGAAAAACTAAAAGATATATTAAAGAAGTAGTAACCTATGTTACAAACGAAGCAAAATGGAATGCTGCTGAAGAATATTGTCATGATAGAAAGTGGAAATTCAAAATTCTTACTGAATATGATTTAGGCATAAAGAATAAATAGTATATTTGAAAGAGAAAAAAGATGCCTGCTTATATATTTGACACAATTCTTACTAAAGGTGTTCGCGCCGGACAAATACCAGCAAGGACTACTGACGCTAGAAATTGGTTTAGAAAAGAAGCAGAAAAAACTAGTACAGCACCAAGCAGTTTAATTAAAAGCATGAAAGATAGAACCAGTGGTTTTGAATATGGAAATATGTACCTTTTTCAGTATGATCCTAAACATAAAAGTACTTTGCCTTATTACGATACATTTCCTCTTGTTTTTCCGGTAAAAAATGCTCCTAAGGGTTTTATGGGTCTAAATATGCATTACCTACCTCTGAAACAAAGAGCAATGCTAATGGACGCTTTGTACAGTTTAGTAACTGATAAAAAATATGACGAGGGTACGAAATTAAAATTGAGTTACGATGTGTTGAATGCCTCCAGTAGGTTCAAATATTTCAAGCCTTGCTTGAAGCACTATTTAAATGGACATGTAAAGTCACGAAAAATAAAAATTGAATCGGTAGAGTGGGACATGGCTTTGTTTATGCCGTTGCAACGGTTCAAGAAAGCATCAGCCGCTAAGGTTTACAGAGATAGTTTACAGGCAGTATAACGAATGGCATTTTCAGTAAGTGAATTTAATACAAAGTTTTTAGATGAAGGTTTTGTTCGTCAATCAAACTTTGAAGTTGAGATAACTGGTTTGCCAGGATATCCTCAATCTACCGTTCATAGAGTTGACAGTATCGAAATTCCGGGTAGAACAATATTAACTGTAGATGATTATTCACCACATGGTTATGGACCAAAATTTAAAATTCCTTACGATACGATATTTCAACCCATAACGATGACTTTATATGATACAAAAGATATGTCTTTGTGGAAAGCATTTAAACAATGGCAAGAGTCCGCAGTGACACTTAATCCTGGCGAAGGATTAAAGATATCTTACTATGATGACTTTATACAAAACGTAGGTGTGACTATCAGAATTTTTCCCGATGATAGTCAAGATAAAATTTTAGAAATAACACTGATTGATCCTTTTCCTAATCTAGTTAGTCCCTTAAATTTTACATGGGGATCAGACGAATTTTCAAAACTGACTGTGCAGTTACAATACTTAAACTTTGAAGTTAAATAAACTATAACATTTTTAGAGGTATACTATGTCTTTACCATTAATTACAGCACCCGAATTCCCAACAAATATTCCATCAACCGGTCAAGAAATTTGGTTCAGACCGTTTCTAGTAAAAGAAGAAAAAGTTCTTTTCATGGCACTTGAATCAAAAAACGAAGATCAAATACACAAAGCAGTCTCCACTGTTTTGAAAAGTTGTATTATTACGGAAGATATTGAAGTGGAAAAACTTGCCACTTTCGATATTGAGTATCTATTTTTACAGTTAAGATCAAAATCAGTAGATGATGTAATCAAATTAAAATTCAGACATGGAAACACGGATGAATGTAACAAATTGACTGAAGTCAATATACCAGTAGATGATATTTCAATGGAACTGCCTGAAAATTCCGAAGGCAAGATACAATTGACGGATGATGTTGGAATCAAGTTAAGATACCCAGATTACTCCTTGACAAAAAAATATTCCAAACTCAATACGAGTGATCTTTCTTTGATGATAAAGTTTATTGCCGAATGTGTAGAATATATTTACGATCAAGAAAAATTGTATGATCAGTCTACACTGGACGAAAAGGTAAATTTTATTGAGTCTTTAAGTCAATCACAATTCAAAAAAATGACAGAATTTTTCGAAACCATACCTTCGCTTGAATACAATGTTGAATACACTTGCGAAGGTTGTGGTAAAGAAGAAAAGATTACGCTGAGAGGACTTTCTGATTTTTTTATGTAGGTCTCAGCCATGGGTCTTTGGCTAATTTGTACTCAACAAATTTTGCCTTGATGCAACATCATAAATACTCGTTGACTGAGATCGAAAACATGATACCTTTTGAAAGAGACTTATATGTCGATATGTTATTGTTATATTTACAAGAAGAAAAAGAAAAAATGGAAAGAAGAAAACAATAATGGCGATACAAACACCTCTTTCGGCCGCTGGCGTACCGGCCATTAACAACGATGGTTCAGAAGAAACCATTGCTGATGTTAAAGAAAACATCACCGATGTGCATGATTCTAAAAACAATGTGGTCTTCAATGACATACACAGTTCTTTAGAAAAAATCTTTAAGCAAATTAAACCGATCTCATTAAAATCAAATGAGGAAGATATTAAACCGATCTCAGAAAACCCAATTGAGAAACAAGAAACACTAACGTCAGTTTTTGATCCTCTTGTAAAGTCGATTGAGAATTTGATTGAAACTTTGAAAAATATCTTTAATAATAAAGATATTAAAGAAGAAGGTTCTGATAAACTTGTAGAAGAGATTACGTATACAAACGCAAAAGGTGAAGAACGTTCTGCTGAATTTGTACAAGTTTTGGAAAATGGTTTTGTCGAATTGAAAAAAGACAATGCAGTTTTTGCCGTTGAGATGGAAAAACTTTCGGATGATGGTAAAGACAAATTACAAAAGATGCGTGATCAAGAAGCCGCCACGGAAAAGAAAAGACAGGAACAGGAAGAAGACCCACCAGAAAAAGAAGGCAAAGACGCATTCGAAGGCATAAGAAACTTTTTCAAAACAATAAAAAAAGTTATGTCAATGGTTTTATTGAAAATACTTCCTATTATTGTTGGAATAGGTGCTTTGTTGAAGACATTATTCGGAGAAGGAGGAGAAGGAGCCTTCAATGGTTTGGTAGATGCGTTTTTTAGTGTCTTTACTACAATCAAAGATTTCGTTATGGTTTTGATAGATGCAATTCAACCATTAATGGAAGTTATTGTTA